GATATACAAGCCTTAACAGAAGCAGAGCAAAGAGTAGCTACAGCATGTAAAGGTTTAATAAGAAGATTTAAGTGGCAATCAGCAGTAACACAAAAAGGCGATGATGCTAGATACCACTTTGGAGTCATGGCTCAAGACTTACAAGATGCTTTTGAAGCTGAAGGATTAGATGCAGGTGATTATGGTATGTTTATATCTAGCACTTGGACTGATGATGATGGTAACGAGCAAACAAGACTAGGAGTAAGATATAATGAACTTCTAGCATTTATAATAACAACTTTATAGGAGAATATAATGGCAAATACATACGCATGGGACTGTAAAACAGTAGATGTATATCCTGAATATGAGGGTAATGCAGATACAGTATATCTAGTTCATTGGAGGTTAAATGGAACAAGCAGTGAAAAGCACGAAGTAGATGGAGAGGAAATACCATATACAGCTGGTGTTTATGGAACTCAATCATTATCGTTAGATGATATTGGTTCTGACTTCATACCTTTTGAAGACTTAACTAATGCAATAGTTACTGGCTGGGTTGAAGGTATTATGGGTGAAGAAGAAGTAGCAAAACTAAAATCTTCTTTAGATTCAAACATTGATGAACAAATTAACCCTACTACTGAAACAAAAACAATAGGTGAATAATTGTTATTACAATTATAAATACACTATGGTCATAGGCCTGAATTTATATATAATAAAATTAACGAACTTATTAACTTATAGGAGAGAAATATGAGTACAGAGAATGAAGTAAAAAATGATGTAATCATCAACTTTAATGGTAGAGACTTTAAGGCTGAAGACTTAAATGAAGATCAAGCAAATATAGCTGGGAAACTAAACGTAGCTCAGAGAAAACTGCAAAGACTTCAAGAAGCCTATGAAGACTATATTATTACTGCTGATTACAGAGAACTTCAAGTCAAGGCTTTTGCTGACACTATAGAAGAAGAAGCAGAAGTTGAGGAAGTAACAGAGGACTAAGAATAATGGCTACAAAAAAGACTATTGCATCAGTAGCATCTGATCTAGAGAAGCATGATGCAATATGTCAGGAACGCTGGAAGACCATTTATCGCAAAACTGATGCATTACAAAAATCAGTTGATAGCACAAAAATTTGGCTTCTTGGCGGTCTTACAACTATTGTAGCTTCTTTAATAACCCTAATAGTAAAAAGCACGTTTTGAGTATTATAAAAATAGCTGAAGTGGCAAACAATGTCTTGGACAAATTTGTTCAGGATAAAGACTTAAAAGAGAAATTATCACATGACCTACAAAAAGAACTTATATCGCTTGATAAGGCACAAATTAGCCTTAATGCTGAAGAAGCGAAGAACGGGAACTGGTTTGTATCATCGTGGAGACCCTGCATTGGATATGTTTGTGGGTTTAGTCTTTGCACTCATTACATTATCTTGCCTATCGCAACTTGGATAGCTGTAGTTAGCGGAACTGATTTACAACTTGAAGAGCTTGAGTTTGATTTTTCGCAACTTACTACAATTCTTTTATCCCTACTTGGGATGTCATCACTTAGAACTTTTGAGAAAACAAAAGGAGTTCATAGCAAATAATATGTACGATAAAGTAAAAGACATGCTAATAAGGCATGAAGGAAATATGTGTACCATTTATACCTGCAAGGCAGGAAAAGTCAGCGTGGGTGTGGGTAGAAATTTAACAGACAATGGCATATCAGAAGATGAAGCTATGTATCTATTAGAAAACGACATAGATAGGGTTATAAAAAACTTAGATAAACATTGGTCAGTTTGGCGTAGCTTTCCTGAAAAGGCACAAATGGTTTGTATAGACCTAGTGTTTAATCTTGGCATAAATGGTTTTATGAACTTCAGAAGGACAAGAGCCTTAATGGAAATGGGGATGTGGTTAGAAGCATCAGAAGAGCTTTTGGATTCTCGTTATCATGTGCAGCTACCAAATAGATCATCCTATAACTCACGACAACTAGCACTTTGTACTAAAGATGGCAAAGAAAACATCGGAAGACCACCAAAGTAATTCTCGACTTGGTGCTTTAGGAGAATCCTTAGTACAAACATTCTTATTGGAATACGCTGACTTTTGCTACTCAACTCAAGAAAAACATCCAGCAGATTTAATGGTAGAATTTGCCAATGCAAAATATACAGTCCAAGTCAAAAGCAGAAGAGAGTCTAAAGAAGGCAAATATACTTTTGCATCTGAAACATCACGATCAATGTCAGAGACTTATAAGAATTATCATTGTGATATTCTTGCTTTCGTTTTCTTTAGCGAAGAACATAAGCGAATTATCTTCAAACCAAATACTACTTCGCAAACCTACTTTACCTTTGATAAAAAGATAATCACCCCAACCCTAGAAATAGATTCCTTACAAGAAACCTTAGATACACTGAGCCAAGTGCCAGTTTTGAACCCTTTAAAATAAATCAATTATTTTCTATATTTATATATACATTTGTATTTATGTATGTATAATAGGTGGTATGTTAAACAAAAGTAAGGAGTTAAATAACATGACAAACCAAGAAATAAATCAAAGAATAGAAACAGTTAAAGCACATTTAGTAATTGCTAAATTGCATAACAATGTAGATAGAATAAAACAATTTAGCGATGAATTAGAAGTTTTAACTAATCCAGTTATTGTTGAAGAACTAGACTCTATTTGGAGTAAATAATGACTAGATACACTTTAGAAGTAAAACTACCTAGCTTAGGCTGGGTAGTTGCCATTAAGACTAGAGACTTATTCTACATGGCTAGTAAAAGAGCTAGGTTAATCAAACAAGGTCACGAAGTAAAACTAACTAAAAAGAGGGAGAAGTAATGAAATACACAAAAATGAAAATTACCTTTGATGTAGAGGTAATACATGATGGTTCAATAACCGCAGACAATATTGAATATATTGTAGATGATGCTGAATATTTAGCTGACTTACTAAAAGAAGACACAATAAAATTTACAGCAAAACATGGTAGAACAATATCTGAGAAAGATGTTGATGATGATATTACTTTATACGATTTGGAAGAGGAGTAAGTAATGAAAAATAAAATCAAAGTAACAGGCACTATTAATTCTTGGGGTCATAACTCCATAGATAGTGCTGAAGTATTTTTTAACAAGCACATAGAAGATTGCTCATGTGGTGGTTCTTATTCATATAGTGCAATGTTACAGATGGAACAAATCAAAGCAGGAAACCTTGTTGATGATTGTGCAACTATTGAATGTGATAACTGTTACAGCATGTTGGATGTTGATGATTATGATATTGCTTTAGAAATACCTAATAATCTTACAGAGCAATTTGCTAAAGAAAAGATTTGGTGTAAGTCCAAAGATTATGTAGAAATGTCTCAGGGTGCATCTACTATGGATTGGGATGTGCAGATGGGTGGTAAGTCATTTGAAGAATTAGCAGAGCAAGAACTGAAAGCTCAGGGGGTTTTGTAATGGAGAGATTACCTGAAAAAGTGCAAAAAGAAATAAGGCGACTTAGCATTGAAGATTTAACAATATTATTTGAAGGATGTATCAATTCAAAAAAAATTGATAAAGATAGGAAGGCTATACTTTGTAAGTATATTGAAAAGAGACTGAATAAGTTATTAAAGGAAAAAGACTACAACGACAAGAGTTTAGCTGACCATGAATATATTGCTAAGTGGGGGGTGAAGTAATGGAATATTTAATCATGTTAATAGTGGGATATGTATCTTGCTTGGTAATACTTATGGCGATTGAGTCAGATAAAAGGAGAGATAAATGGAAGTAGTATTTAATATATTAGGTGGCGGAGAAATCCGCCTACCCAAAAGAGAGGTCAGAGGTTATTACAAAGACTTCATAACTGGTGAGACTAAAGTGCAAGTTGGCAATGATGAGCATAAGGTCAGAGAGTCTTTGACTGAGATAGCATATTTGATGGGGGTGGTTAAGTGATAGAAGAACTAAAAGAATACCAGTCCCAGCAACGTGGCAAAGCATGGGTGTTTAAAGATATACCAAACAAAGACTATCATGCAGGTGTTGGTGTTAGCAGTAGTTTTATAAGAAGGTTTGGTGAATCACAATTACATGCACTAGAGCATCAACAAGAAACAACACCAGCTATGAGGTTTGGAACTGCTGCTCATTCATTGCTTGTAGAAGGTCAGGAAGCATTTGATAAGGAAGTGGTTGTCATTACTGGTAGTCCTTACACAAAGGCTAACAAGGAACTTAAAGAAGAGTATGAGAAGAGAGGTCTTACTGTACTTAAAGAAGCTGATGTAGAACTTATACAAGGCATGAAAGAAAAGATGATCTATGAAGGCAATGCTTATCTTGATGCTAAAGGTAAAGTAGCTGAGAGTAGTTTCTATTGGTATGAGGATGATGTGTTGTGTAAATGCAGGCCTGATTTAATATGTCCACCTTTAGATAATACTGATTCAAAAGATGAGATAGTTATAGTGGACTACAAGACTACTCAATCAGTTGAGCCTTATGCCTTTGCTAATTCAGTTAAGAAGTTTAAGTATGATCTACAAGCATCTTATTATAGGCGTGGTATGGAAGCTGCTGGNNGCATCTAAAGTATTTAGAATGACTAAAGAGCAGATGGATTTTGGTTGGTCAATCATGGCAACCTATTTAGAAGACTATAAAGAATACAAAAAAGGTAAGCCTTTGAGTATTTACAATAGTCCTAATGTTATTGATTTGGTTTTATAGGAGAGAGAAATGAGCAAAGAAATAGAGTGGGTTGGTATGCCTGAATACAAGAATCAAAAAAGAAAAGAGCCTGAAATTACTGCAACTTTTAAATTTAGAAATGTAGATGATTACGATTTATTTAAAGATTTGGTAAAAAAACATGTATATAGTGGTGAAAAAGTTTTTGATGGTAATCAAACAAAAACCAAGAAACATGCTTGGTTTCCAAGATTAAAAAAGTCTAGCAATTATCTATATGTTAATGATAATCCAAAAAAACCTACATACCCAATATATATTGTCAGTAAAGGTAGGTATAAAAGAAATCCCACAAACAAAGCATTAAAAGAAATGGGTGTTGATTTTTATATGATTGTAGAAGAACAAGAGTATGATGATTATTTGAATATAGCAAAACCAAATCAACTGTTAGTTTTGCCTAAAAAATATCAAGAAGAATATGATACCTTTTGGAAAGTGGAAGATGGTAAAACAGGAGTAGGAGCAGCAAGGAATTTTGCATGGCAACATAGTATAGACAATGGATATGATTGGCATTGGGTCATGGATGATAACATTGAAGCATTTGAAAGACTGAATAATAATTTAAAAGTTAAATGCACTGATGGCTCTATCTTTCTTGCATGTGAAGATTTTGTAAATAGATATGAAAATATAGGGCAAGCTGGTTTACAGTATTCATATTTCATGCCTTTATGTGATGCAAGACCAGCATATAAATTAAATACTAGGATTTACTCATGTCTCTTACAAAATAATAAAGTAAAACAGAGATGGAGAGGTAGATACAACGAAGATACTGATTTATCAATTAGAATAATGAAGGATGGTTGGGTAACAGTACAATTCAATGCTTTCTTACAAGCTAAAAGAGCTACACAAACACTAAAAGGTGGCAATACAGATGAATTTTATTCTGATGAAGGAACTTTGCCAAAATCACAAATGTTAGCAGACATGCACCCTGATATAGCTAAGGTAGTTAAAAGATTTAATAGATGGCATCACTATGTAGACTATTCTGTATTTAAAAATAAATTAATAAAAAAACATAATTATAATATTTCTAATAAAGTAAATAATTATGGAATGAAGTTAATAGCTAAGGATAAATAAATGAAAGTAGGAATTACTTGTAGTGCATTTGATTTGCTTCATGCTGGACACATTGTAATGTTACAAGAAGCAAAATCTGTATGTGATTATTTGATATGTGCTTTGCAACTTGACCCAAGCAAAACAAGGGATGGTAAATTAAAACCAGCACAGTCAATAGTAGAAAGACAAATACAATTATCAGCAGTCAAATATGTGGATGAGATTATTTTATATGAATCTGAAAATGACTTAGAAGATATTTTTAAATCATTAAGAATAGATATAAGAATTATTGGAGAAGAATATAAAAATAAAAATTTTACTGGTAAAGAAATTTGCGAAGAAAGAAACATAGAAATTTACTATAACAGCAGAAGGCATGATTATAGTTCAACAAATTTAAAAAAAAGTATAAATAAGGGCAAATAAGATAATGAGAGTATTAGAGTATAGTATGGAGAGTTTATCCTTTGCCCTTAAGAACAGTATAAGGTTTTTGGAGAAAGATGTAATAAAGTCTTTGCTTTATTATGAAATAAATTTTAATATAAATATGGAGAGTCAAAACAATGGATGAGAAAAACAAAAAGGCACTTTGGATTCCTGAAGAGCTACACAAAGACATTAAAATCTTTGCAATAGAAAATAACTTAACAATAGAACAAGCT